TGATCTCCGATATCCGGTGCATGATCTTCAGTATCATGTTCGTCGCGGCCTCGTCGCCTGCCAGGGCCTGGGGCCACCACCGCGCCAGCAGGGTAGTGTACCGCTCCATCTGGAGGCCGCGTATCTGATCGGCCATGCCGCTGTACTTCTCGGCGAGGTCGTTGAGGACGCGCTTGAGCGACCGGTGGACGTGCGCCTTGTCGACGCCCAGGGTCTCGCCGATCTGCTTCTCCGTCGCCCCGCCCTTGTACAGCTCCAGCATCTGATACCGGCGAAGCTCCCACTCGGCACGTTTCTGCCCCGTCGGGTATAGTCCCGGCTGCTTACGCTTTGCCATTGGCCCTGCCAATCTTCACCCGCATCGAGTCATGAACGTCCGGCACCCATGACTCCTCGGCCACGATCCAATCGTCCACGATGGTATACGCCATATTATCTCCCAGCGTTGACCGCTGCCCGTACATCCCCAAGTCACCTGTATACCCGGCGGGGTCTTGCTGGGTGGCATGGTGGTTGATCATCATAACCAGATGACGGCTTGCGCCCGTCAAGGTGTCCCACTCAGGCTCCCCGCGCTTGTAGGCCGTTATAGTCTCGCCATTGTCGAGGCGATGGACGATGACATGCCGCCCCGGCTGCGTGCGTTTCGCCATCAGTCCTTCACCGCCTTCTCCCCGGTGTAATCTTCCCACCGCTTGATAGCCACGTCGCAATATCGTGGCTCAATCTCCATCGCATAGCACCTACGGCCCAGACGCTCGGCTGCGATGATGGTCGTGCCGGAGCCAGCGAATGGGTCGTAGACGTCGCCGTCATGGTAGGACATGGGCCGCTCCATACACTCCAGCGGCTTCTGCGTACTGTGACCGCCGTCAGGGGCGTCGGGAGAGACGTTCTTGTCTAATGATATATCCCAGACCGTCGAGGCGTTCGCTGGGCCAATCCACGCGGCCTGTCGTCCCTTCCTGACCGCGTACCAGCACGGCTCATGCTGGAACGTGTAATGCCCACGTCCCAGAGCAAAGTGAGGCTTGCGCCACATCACCGACGCCCGAATCTCAAAGCCCGCCGACTGGAGGGCCAGACCCGACACAATACAATCGGCAGCGGGTGCGCTCCAGCAGTACACCACGTCACCGGGAAACAGCCGCCATGCATCCGACCAGTCAGCCCTATCATCCCCCGTCACCATCCCCGTCCGTCTTCGTGGAGTTAGCTTTCCATCGAGAGGCAAAGCAATCCTCCAGACAGGGTCATAGTCCACGCCGTAGGGAGGGTCGGTCACCATGAGCGTCGGCGTCTGACCGTCCATGAGAGCGACGACGTTGCCCTCTGAGGTGGCATCCCCGCACATCAGGCGGTGCTGCCCCAGACTCCAGACCTCGCCCCGCTGTACCGTCGGCTCGTAATCGTCTTCCTCGGCATCGTCCATCGCGTCGTCTACGTCGAAGCCCTCGTCCGGTGGGTCAGGCTCCGGTATCGTGAGCGGTTCATACCCATCCGCCAGGGTCTGGAGGAGGGCGTTCACCGTGGCGTTGTCCGATGACACCGTCGACAGCAACTCCGTCAGCCGCTCCTCGTCCCGCCCAGCCATCGCCGCCAGCGGGTCGAGGGTCGCCAGCATCAGGTCTGCTTCAGCCTCGTCGATATCCAAGACCAGCACCGGCACCGAGGAGTCGGGCGTGGTCTCGGCCCGCAGATGTCCATCCACCAGCATCAGCCCGTCAGGCGTCTCGCGGGCGATTAATGCATCTGCATACCCAACCTCGGCTAACACGCCTCTGAGGGCATCCTGCTGCGCTACAGGATGGGTGCGCCAGTTCTTCGGGTTCGGTAGAAGCTCCGATGCCGGGACGCGCCTCAGCTCCTTGATGCGGTCTCTAATCTGCATCTCTCTCCTCCAGGCCCCGACAATCACGGCAGAGGATATCGGGACACCTGTAGCCGTTATCCGATGTCCCTAGCCAATCTCCGCAAATGTCCTCCACCGGATCGAGTCCACCGGCCCCGCACTCATCACATTGCACAACCTCACGTATCGTATCCACTCCTGCTTCTCCTGACGTTCCATGACTTCGCCGCCCACTATGGTCACCATTCATCCTCATACTCCAATGAGTGAACCTCCACCGTCTCTCGGCAGTCACGGCAGAGGATGTCTGGGCATTTATACCTGCCATCCTGGGTGCCATAGTCCCCGACGACAATGGTGCCCAGCCATTCACCGCATACGTTCTCCACGGGGTCGGAGGCCTCGACCCCGCATTCGTCACACTGCACTACCTCACTGATTTGCATCTCTTTCCTCCGTCAGCCATCACTGGAGAAGCCGAGGTCTTCGACGAATTCCTTCCAGTTCGTGGCCGCCATCCAGTTCTTTTGTTCCAGGTGTAGAGTCCAGCCGAGAGCTTCCGCGGAGTTGCTCATCCGGCTGGCGTCGAACGAGTACCCACGACCCTCATCTGCCGCGTCGGCACATGCGCGGTGATTCCATTCCCACTCAACGACGGGCCAGTCCGGTTCCCTGTCGAAGGTAGGAATCCCCAGGGTCTCCCGGCCCGCCTCCCTCGCCTCCAGGGCATCTTGGGCGTGCTTCAGAACAGCGGGCACCAGGTCTTCGGCCCACTGGAGACCGCCCCCCGACCCTATTTGATTCGTCCTCTCCAGCCAGTCCCATACCGCCACATTACCTGAGTCGACCTCTATGACCGCCTCACTGATAGGGGCCGGGCGTTTGCATATTGTGCAATCGAACTGCAAAACCTCGCGTGTCACGGCTGCACCTCCATATTGTTCATGGCGGCTATGATCTCGCCGGTCACCTCGTCCACGTCCTCGCCAGCGCAGAACATCACGACCCCGGTCTCGGTGGTGATGTCCCACCACCCCGCCGGCGTATGGTAGACGAAATGAGTCCCGCCCATGACGTCGGTCATGCCGGTCGGCAACGCCTCCTCCTCGGCCCCGCACCGGACGCATTCGAACATCTTCGGTCGCAGAGTCCTCGACATGACTGTCCCTCCTATACGCTGCCCTTCCGCCTGGCTCTCGCCCGCCTCCGCTTCTGGCAGAACGCGCAGAATCCGTCCCGGCCCCTGGCCGCTACAGCGGAACCGCCCGCATGAGTCCCGCCGAACCGTATCCCGCAGCCCGCGCATATCGGGTGCGGGTCGTCCGGTATGCTGAACGGTGAACCGCGCCGGAACGGCGTGCCGGTGTCACGGGGATACGTCTCGCATATCCCGCAACTCGGGAGCGGCACCCGCATATCCACCGCCGTATGTGTCATCAGTCCGGTCGCTGTCGACAGGCGTGCGCGTCTGTTACCCCGGCGGCTCATGATCCATCCTCCACCGCGACCACCGTTATCGCGATCCGTTGCTCGGCCAGGGTCTTGACCTTGACATGCCCCATAGTATAGCCGACCAGATGGCGGGGGTCGTCATCGGCCAGTGCGCCGCAGTCCACGAGGCCGTCGATACTGGGAGCCACGACGCAGGCGAGGCCGTCGTAATCCAGGGGTCTGCGGGCATGGTACTGGACGACCTGGACCGTCGCCCTCTCCGGTGTCTCCCAGCCGTCGGGGAGTTCAGCGCGACCCAACCAATAAGCTGCCTCACGAGCCGTCTTCATCAGGGTCTGGGACGTCCGCCAGTTGCTCTTTCGGAGGCCGTTCTTGGACAGTCTATTGTCCGGCATGACCTCGATGGTCAATGAGTCCATATCATCTCCTGCCCTGACACCCGTGAGACCCTAAAAAGGTCGAGCGGGTGTATGTCTAAGTCTTAGTCTCTTTGTCTTAGTCTCTTAGTCTCTCCCCCTCTTAGGAGGGGTCGAGACAAGAGTCTTAGTCTCTTAGCTCTTACGCGCCCGCGAGGGGTTCGTATCTGTTGCGCCGCAATGGTGGGCCGTTGCGCCGCAACGAGTCGTATCTGTTGCGCCCTGTTGCGGGGTCGTTGCGCCCCCGTCCAGAACGCAGAAAAGCCCCGCCCAGACCCTCGGCTTGAGAGTCCAGGCGGGGCTTGGTTC